ATTGCGTATGTTAAGAAGTATGTTAAAATCAGCTTAAAAATAAATAATTAAAAGGGAGAAATGTAAGTAAAATAGTATAAAGACGCTGGTCGGCGTACACCTAATCAGGAAAAATAGAACTTACCATCCCTTATATAAAGTTATGGCAGAAAACGGAACAACAGATATTAAGATCCAATTAGAAGGACTTAAAAAAGAGATAGAGAATATTAACTCTATTAATCTACGTATTGATACGGCTATTGAAAAGTTAACAGATTTATCTACCTCTATAAAATCTATGTTGGCCGTACACGAAGAAAAACTAGAACAATCAGAAAAGGTTGATGAGGTTATCTTTAATAAGATTAGAGAAAGAGCTAACGAAATAGAGAGGGTTAACCAAGAGTTAACAGATCATATAAACCTTACAGAGAAAAGGTTACTTAACGAGATCAAATCACTACGGAATGATATAGGAGACCGTGTAGGAACGCTGGAGAAATACAAGTATATAATACTTGGTGGTTTCATAGCGATAGGTTGGATACTATCTAAAAACTTAATGCCATTATTACATATGTTAAATGGCTCCTAACATTGACTTTTTGTAGCATATATAGTATATTACTATTATTGCTATGTCGAGTTATATTGATCTAAAATTTATTAATGATTTATCAGGTAGATTAAGCCAGTTTAAAAAGAAAACTGACTACCTATTCAACTTTAGATGTCCACATTGTGGTGATTCTCAAAAGTCTAAAACAAAAGCAAGAGCATATCTTTACAGAGTAAAAAATGATATGTTCTTTAAATGCCATAATTGTGGCCAAGGACAAAATTTAGCAAACTTTATAAAGTTTGTAGACCCAAAATTATACGAATCATATCTTTTAGAAAGATATAAAAAATCGGCACCTGCGACACCGAAACCAGAGTTTGATTTTAAACCAACGAAGTTTAAAGATCAAACACCAATAGATGATCTAAAGTCCATAAAAGACTTACCTGAGGATCATCCTGCTAGATTATATTGTGACAATAGAAAAATACCTGAAAAGTGTTTTGACAAATTATTTTTGAGTGATAAGTTTATGACTTTAGTAAATGAAGTAAAACCTAATACTTACAAAGTTATTAAAGATCATCCTAGACTAATCATACCTTTTTACGATACAACTGGTAAAGTATTTGCTTTTCAAGGTCGTGCTTTTGGTAAAGAACAACCTAAATATCTGACCATTAAGTTAGATGAAAATAAACAAAAGGTATACGGACTTGATAAAGTTAATTTTCAACAACCTATCTACATCACGGAAGGCCCGATTGATAGTTTATTTATTGATAATTGTTTGGCTGCTGGTGGAGCTGATCTTTTTTTAAAGAATAAAATTCCTAATGAAAACATTACATATATATTTGATAACGAACCTCGAAATAAAGAGATAGTTAAAAGAATGTATAAAGTGATAGAACAAAATTTTAATGTTGTAATCTGGCCTGAAGACTTACAACTAAAAGATGTAAACGATATGATTATGTCAGGCTTGACAAAATTACAATTACAAGATATTATAAGTAACAATACGTATTCAAAGCTCTCTGCTTTGACAAAATTAAACTACTGGAAGAAAACTAAGGAGGTGTAATGGCGCCAGCAGATCAGATTATTAATGTGGTAAAAAGAGGCTCTCGTGGTAAAGAGATTCTTAATATTGAAAAAATCCACGATATGGTGGAATATGCCGTAGAAGATATAAAAGGTGTGTCATCATCTCAAATAGAGATGAATAGTGGCTTACAATTTTATGATGGTATGTCCACAGATGAAATTCAACAAATACTAATTAAGTCAGCTGCTGATTTAATATCACTAGAAAATCCAAACTATCAATATGTGGCAGCTAGACTACTTCTTTATAGTTTAAGAAAAACGGTTATCAATAAACTATGGGATCATCCACATATTTACGAACACGTTAAAATGGCCGTAGATAAAAAAGTATATGATGAAAATATTTTAAAGTGGTATGAAAAAAGAGACTTTGATAGAATGGAAAATTGGATAAACCACGAAAGAGATTATACATTTACTTACGCTGGTTTACGACAAGTAATTGATAAGTATTTGGTACAAGACAGGTCTAACGGCGAAATATTTGAAACACCTCAATTTATGTATATGATGATCGCTGCTACCGTCTTTGCTCAATACCCTAAAAACAAAAGGATGAGTTATGTTAAAAAATATTATGACGCCATTTCGACTTTTAAGATCAATATTCCTACTCCTGTTATGGCTGGTGTTAGGACTCCTATCCGTCAGTATGCTAGTTGTGTTCTCGTTGACGTTGACGATACTTTACCTAGTATCTTTAGCTCTGATATGGCTATTGGCCGCTATGTTGCCCAAAGAGCAGGCATTGGAATTAACGCTGGAAGGATCAGAGGTATCAACTCACGTATTAGAGGCGGTGAGGTACAACATACGGGTGTTATTCCTTTCCTTAAGAAATTTGAAGCGACGGTTAAATGTTGTACTCAAAATGGAGTACGAGGAGGATCAGCTACCGTTCACTTCCCTATTTGGCACCAAGAAATAGAAGACATACTAGTCTTAAAAAATAATAAAGGCACCGAAGATAATAGAGTTAGAAAATTAGATTACTCTATACAAATATCTAAATTGTTCTATGAAAGATTTATTAACAACGAAGATATAACTTTATTTTCACCACACGAAGTACCTGAATTATACGAGGCTTGGGGCACAGACGAGTTTGATGACTTGTATTTAAAAGCAGAAAGAAAAACTAGTGTAAAAAGAGGTAAAGTAAATGCTCAGGAGTTATTCTTTGATATGTTAAAAGAAAGAGCAGAAACAGGCCGTATTTACATAATGAATATAGATCATTGTAATACACACTCTAGTTTTAAAGACAGAGTTTATATGTCTAACTTATGTCAGGAGATTACTTTACCTACTGATCCTGTACAGCATATTGATGGTAGTGGTGAGATTGCTCTTTGTATTTTATCTGCTATAAATGTAGGTACAATTGATAAAAGAGATGAACTAGAAAATTTATGTGATTTGGCAGTTAGAAGTTTAGATGAAATAATAGATCATCAAAAATATCCTGTTAAAGCTGCTGAAGTATCAACAAAGGCAAGAAGAAGTTTAGGCATAGGTTATATTGGTCTTGCTCACTATCTTGCTAAAAAAGGTTACACATACGACCAAAAATTAGGTTGGCGACAAGTTGATAAACTAACAGAAGCTTTCCAATATTATCTATTAAAGGCTAGTAATGAAGTTGCTAAAGAAAAAGGCAAATGTGATTACTTTGATAGAACAAAATATTCCGATGGTATCTTACCCATAGACACTTACAAAAGAGAGGTTGATGAGATTGTAAATCGAAAATATACCTACGATTGGGAGTGGCTAAGGAAAGAAATAAAAGAGTCGGGCCTCCGACATAGCACACTCTCGGCTCAAATGCCATCTGAATCCTCTAGTGTGGTTTCTAATGCTACAAACGGCATAGAACCACCTAGAGATTATTTAAGTGTTAAGAAGTCTAAAAAAGGACCTTTAAAACAAGTAGTGCCTGATTACAAGCGACTAAAGAACTCATATACTCTTTTATGGGATATGAAAGGGAATGAAGGATATATAAATATCGTTAGTGTAATGCAAAAGTATTTTGACCAGGCAATATCTGGTAACTGGTCATATAATCCTGAACATTTTGAAGATGGTCAAGTCCCTATATCTGTTATGGCACAGGATTTATTGACGACTTATAAGTTAGGTTGGAAGACTTCATATTATCAAAACACTTACGATAGTAAAAAAGACGAAGACGAACCAGCACACCCTATCGGTTACCACGATAATGTTGCTGAAGAAAAAGAAGAAGTTAAAAAAGAAATAGAGGACGAGAATTGTGACTCGTGTACAATTTAAATGAACTTTGTTGCTAATACACCCTACATTAAATGCTGGGTAAGAAAAGAATACTTACACGACCTAGAAAAAGGCCACGGCGAATTAGTTGAGGCAGTTATGGTTGCTGTAAAATCTGTACAAGGTCGTGCCTTAATGTTTGAGGCATATTTACCAGAGTATGGTGCTTGTTTTGATAAGTTTCCTTTATCTGCCTTTGTATGGAAAACAGATTATAAAGAAGAAGAATTATTACCTTTGAGTACGATAGAGTTATGGGATAGTTTTAGTAATAATATTCATTTATGGTCTAAAAGATTATTAAAAAATTGTGATGTAGAAATTATGTTAAAAGGTGGTGGCAGAATGAAAGGTGAATATATGTTTACAATAGATAGTTGCCACGGCGATGTAAATATGATAGACACAGGCGTTAGTGAGGTGCCATCTGAACATAAACAACATAATTTTGGTAAGTTAGATAACGGTCAATTCTTTGCTCAACCTAATAATAGAATGTTATGGTATGAACAAAGTTTAACACCAAAAGAATTAAAGAGACCAGACTTTCAAGTTTCAACTAGAAACTTCTTTTGTGAACAAGAGTCCAAGTGGGCGTTTGGTGATAGTAATGATTACTTCTATGAAGATAAAGAAAGAGATGTAAAAGGAAAAGACGAATACAACAATGAGTAAATCAGTTTTAAATAAAAATGTAGGTTTAGACGCTACAAAACAACCAATGTTTTTTGGTGAAGACTTACAAATACAGAGATACGATACAATGAAGTATCCTATATTTGATAAGTTAAATCAACAACAATTAGGTTACTTTTGGAGACCTGAAGAAGTATCTTTACAAAAAGACAGAAATGATTACCTAGAATTAAGAGATGAACAAAAGTTTATCTTTACGTCTAATTTAAAATATCAAACTATGTTAGATAGTGTACAAGGCAGAGGCCCTTGTTTGGCATTTTTACCTTTTTGTTCTTTACCAGAACTAGAGGGTTGTATTGTAACTTGGGATTTTATAGAGACAATACATAGTAGAAGTTATACATACATAATAAAAAATTTATACTCACAACCTAGTGATGTATTTGATACAATCATAGAAGACGAGAAGATAAAAAACAGAGCAGCTAGTGTTACAAAAACTTATGATGATTTAATTAAAATGGGTTATCAATGGACTTTAACACCTGATAAGGTTGATTTGTATGAACTTAAAAAGAAATTATATCTAGCTATGGTGTCAGTAAATATATTAGAGGGTTTAAGATTTTATGTTTCATTTGCTTGTAGTTTTGCTTTTGGTGAACTAAAAAAATTAGAGGGTTCTGCTAAGATAATATCATTTATCGCTAGAGATGAAAGTCAACATTTAGCAATGTCTCAAAGAATAATTAATAATTGGAAAGATTATGAAAAAGATAAAGACTTTACAAAGATTATAAAAGAGACAGAAAAAGAAGTTTATAAAATGTATGATGAGGCTGTACAGGAAGAGAAACGTTGGGCGACTTACTTGTTTAGTAAAGGTTCAATGATAGGTTTATCAGAAAAATTATTACATCAATTTGTAGAATATACTGCTAATAGAAGAATGAAAGGCATACAATTAACACCTGCTTATGATCAAAAAACAAATCCATTACCTTGGACAGATCATTGGTTGAATAGTAGGTCAACACAAAATGCTCCACAAGAAACAGAGATTGAGTCTTATGTTATTGGTGGTATTAAACAAGATGTAAAAAAAGATCAATTTAAATCTTTTAAACTATAATGGCTAATAAAGTAGAAAAAACCTGTTCCTCTTGCGAGACTAAATACACCATAATATGGGATGTTGAAGAACAAGATTTACAACCCTTTACTTGTCCTTTTTGTGGATATGAGGTAGATAATGAGGAAGATGATGTCGAATGGGTTAACAAAGACGAAGACGATAGTTGGAATTGATTATAGTTTAAATAGTCCTGCTGTTTGTATATCAACAAATGGTGGCACAGCGTTTAGTGATTGTTATTTTTACTATTTAACAAGTAAAAAAAAACATATAGGAAAGATGTTAGAAAATGTTATTGGTTATGAACACAAAGAGTGGAAAAGTCCTATTGAAAGATTTAGTAATCTATCTGGTTGGGTATTACATATACTTGACACACTTCACAAAAAACAAACTAACAAACACGTATTCATTGAGGGTTATTCTTATGGCTCTAAAGGTCAAGCAATATTTCAGATTGCTGAAAACGGTGGTATTCTTAAATATAGATTACAAAAAAAATTTACTTGTAAAACAATTGTACCTAGTGTTGTTAAAAAACTGGCAACAGGCAAAGGCAATGCCGACAAACAAAAAATGTACGAGGCATTTACAAAAACACAAGGCGTTGATTTAATGAAAGCATTAGACCAACAAACACTTAACAATCCTATCACGGATATTGTTGATAGTTATTATATAATGAGGGCAGGTTTTGAAAATAGCATTAGTAACAACATTTAATAAACGACTATACGATTATTACGCTCATAGATTTATAGAGACATATAATTGGCCATTTGATCTATACGTTTACCACGAGGGTTGGCACCCACCAAAAGAGGGT